GTTTCCCAGTCACGATCGTAGGGTAGTAAGGAACTATAAGATCTTCAGGTGCTATAAACTTAGATACAGCCCTGCCAAGACTTTCATCATAATAAACCTTTTTGAATGCAGATCCTGCCAAAGGCAGATAGAAAAGCATTTGATCTAATTCTTCATCAAACTCCTCCATAACATGAGTAATTTGATAGTTCATAAATTCTTTGACCCTTTGAGCTTGTTCTTCAGCTAATGAGTCATATGCACCTATAACTTGAGTTTTTACAGGACCGCCTGCTGGTAACAGTTCTTTGTAAGCTTGTGCTTGGAAGGTCGTTACAGCTTCACCTAGTAAAGGGTGAATAACACCACTAGCACCAACAAAAGGCTCTGATCTCTCCTCGTCAAAGCGCATACCAAGATACTCTAAACCGTCTTTATATGTTTTTTCCCAATCATCTCTTGAGGCTTTGTCTTTCTCTATGCCTGCAATTAATTCATTAGCAATATTTCGTAATTCTTGAGGATCTAAAACTTCTGCTAAATTACTATCAAAGTCTGTATCTATCTCTTCTGTAATAGATTCACCAAGAATAGCACTACCATCTTCTTGTATTTCAAATCCTTCTGTGCCTCTATCTTTTATTGCCTCTATAGCAATATTCATATCTTCTTGACCAAGCGGTACTTGATTCTGTTCGTTAAGTACTGTTGGGTTTATATCTTTTTCTATTGCCATAATCCTAGTAGTATACTCTCCTTACTGGTGCTTTCTCTTTGTCTGAGTAGTCATCATCAAGGGAAACTAAACCACCCTCCCTAAATCTCATCAGAGCTTGCGTCATAGTATCACATAGGTCATCATTTTTACCAAAAGGAAAAGAGGCACACTCTTCTATCATCTCATCTGCAAACTTTCTTTCAGGTGCATATACCAAACCAGACTCAAAGATAGGTGCAACAGAATGCATCCTAGTAGATTTGTCATGTCCTCTAGTTGGTGAGTAGTTAACTACCGGTATACCTAACCTTCTCAGCTCATGTGTTAAAGGTGTTCCAGATGCCTTGGCTTCTATCAGAACCATATCAGGTTCCCAGTATTGATATTCTTCGTATGCCACACGTTTTAATTCTGGGAAGTCCCAACGATCTTTTTGAGCATCTAACAGTATTACGCAATCAGGTGAGTCAGGAGTAGGCTTGAACACACCCCACGTTGAGATAGCAGAGTAGTCTGCATTTTCTTTCTTACTAAACGCAGTATCATAACTTTGAATGATATAACTAACTGGCGGTAAAACTTCACTTTCCCAAGCCTTCCACCACTCTCTTTTGACAATAGATCCTTCTTCAGATGTAGGAGTCTGCATCCATTGTGCATTCCATTTCTGTACCGGCAAAGATGCTTTAACCTTTTCTAGTTCATCCATAGACCAGAACTCAGGCCACAAAGCATTATTAGTTTCAGGGAATATAGCAGGGAACTCTACAATCTCCCATTGGTCAGCCGATAGCTCTTTCTGGGAGTCTAATAGCTTTGCGGTTAGATCTATAGAACTCCAACGAGTCATTACCAGTATGATAGCTCCACCTGGTTGCAAACGCTGTCTAGGTCCAGATGTGTACCATTCCCAACACGCCTCCATAGCAGTAGGACTAAGAGCATCTTGTTCTGAATGTGGATCGTCAATAATCAATAGATCCGCACCACGACCTGTAATCGCTCCTCCCACACCTGCGGCAAAGTATTCGCCACCTTTGTCAGTTTCCCAACGACCAGCTGATTTAGAGTCAGCCTGTAAATTAACCTTTGGAAATATCTGCCTGTATTCGTCCGTATCCATCATGTTACGAACCTTACGACCAAATCTTACAGCTAGCTCTCCGGTATGCGTTGTTTGCATAATCTTACGTTTTGGCTGTTTACCCATAATCCAAGCAGGGAAGTAAGTAGAACAGAACTCAGACTTAGTATGTCTTGGCGGCATATTGATAATAAGCCTGTTGCACTTACCATTAGCAACGTCTTCTAGCTTTTGTGCAAATATCTTATGATGACGACCACAAATAAACTCGGGCCACATATGGTTGATAAAGTCTAAGAATGTTTCTTGGCAACCATTTTGTTTTTTAAGTAGTTCTAGACGTTCTTTCAGAACTAAGGTTTCTTTGATCTCCTGATCGGAAAGGTGAGCTAGGTTCATAAGTTAGCTAACATATTTTCTATACTGACAGGACCACCATCCTTAAATGCATCTACGCCTTTATCTTTTACCAGATCTCTTATTTGTTCATCAATCTTAACGTAAGTACCTTCAAACCTTTTATCTATATCATCGCTTTCAAACTTTTTAACGTATTTCTTAGGATCTTCACCCAGTTCTTTAATAATTTTAGCTATTTCTCCTTCAGCTTCTTTGTAGGTTGTTTGTAATATGTCATAACCTACACCTCCTTCTTGTCCAAGTCTTTTACCAGCTGAATCAAAATACATACCATCTTTACCTTCGGTAACTGCCCTCAAGAAATTAGATCTTATAGGGAACTTAGTGATATCACTTCTTGCACCTTTAGCATAAGGATCTATTGCATACCCCTTGAGTAAGTCAGGATTAATCTTAGTGGCTTTTTTGAGCATCCTAAGACCATTACCAATATCAAAAGTTTGTTCTGTATTGTTCACTATTTCATTAAAATATTTCAAAGCTCTTTCTTCAGGGGTTCCTGGCCCATACTTTTGTCTTATGGGTCCTGTATCTCCGCCTCTTAGACGTTCTAGGTCATAAAATATTTCATCTACACTTTTATCAAGCGATTCGGTAAACGGTCTGCCTGTAGCTTGTTCTAGATCTGCTTTTGTTAGAGTGAATCCACTAAAATTACCAAAATTATTAGCAGGCATAATGTCAATTATTTGTTCATCTATTTTTCTTAAATCTTCTTCAATCTTCAAATAAGAAGGAGATCCTTTTGTCAATCCAGATGCTTGTAGTTCATTTTGTATTTTAAATTTATCTTGAGCTAACTTGTTAACTTTAGGTACGTTCTGGTTGTATGCATTCAAACCTTTTTTTAAAGCGGCTATTTTTTTATCATCTACGTAAGGTGTCAACGGAAAGTCTTCTTGTGCTTTTTTAACGACAGGTATTAGTTTTTCAAAATATTCAGGCTTAATAAGACTGCCAATATCTACATCTTCAACAGTAAAATCATCATCTACTGCTCTTTTATATAATTTACCGATAGGAGTTTTATCATTTAACATATCTCTAAACAATTTATCTTTAAGTTTAGATGGAGATAAATCAGGCGCTTCTCTCGTGACTGCTAACATTGCATCTCTAATAAACATTCCTGCATCAGAGTTCATAATGTCACTACCTTCTCCAGTAATATCGTTAAATTCTCTAGACATGCGAATTTGATCAAGTTGTTTATTTTTATTCTTTGTAGCTAACTCACCAAGCTCTTCTGCGTAGTCAGACTGAATCCTTGCTACGTTTAATAAATTATCTCCACCTATAAAACTTCTTGCTGCGTCAGCTATAGGATCAGGGTTGGCTAAATTATCAACAGCTCTAAAATCAAAATCAGCGATACTATCAAAAACAAAATTATCCTTATGCTCGTCAATACTGCTGTAATGATCAAATTGTTTTTTTCTATCTAAACCTCTGACGTGGTAAGTGTTTTCTTTTACCGCAGAAACACCAGTTGAACCTGAACCTGATACTTGATTAGCAAATTGGTTTTCATTTACACGTCTTCTACTTAATGCACCTTGTTGATTGGATTTAATATAGTTAGCTAACCTTTGTCGGGTAATCTTGCCTTGAGGGTTCCTTATCTCAAGCTCACTCATCAACTTAGGATGTATTTCACCCGTCTCATCAATTAAGTTAAGCAATCTCATTTCACCTTCTGGCACTCCACTTTTCTTAATTGCGTTGATAAACGCTTGTGCTTTACCTTGATTGGGTAGTTTCTTGCTTGTATTTACAAACTTAGCGGCCTTTGAGGTTAATCCTTTGTTTACTAAATCAG